ATGAAAAAGAAATTAACAGTAAATCAAAAATGGCGTCAACTGAAAAAACAAACAGAAGATGCCGGTATGGAAGTAAAAGAAGAAAACGGTAAAATAATTGTTACCAGAAAAAGAAAAAGGAAATAAATGAGCTTATTTAAAACTAGAAATTATTATAAGCCTTTCGATTATGAATGGGCGTTTGAAGCATATGATACTATGCAGAAGATGCATTGGCTTCCTAGTGAAGTTCCTTTACATGAAGATGTAAGAGATTGGAATGAAAGATTAACACAAGAGGAAAAAAATTTAATTAGTCAAATATTAAAATTTTTTACTCAAGGAGATGTAGATATAGCTCAAGCTTATTTAGATAAGTATATACCTCAATTTAAACCGCCTGAAGTAAGAATGATGTTAAGTTCTTTTGCATCTTCTGAAGCTAATCATGCACATAGTTATTCTTTATTGAATGATACTATTGGGGAAACACAATTAACTAATTTTCAAGCTTTTCAAGAATATAAAGAAATGTCAGATAAACATGAATATTTATTTAAATCAAAAGGCAAAGGTGTAGAAGGTTTAATAAAAGATATTGCTTGTTTTTCTGCATTTGGAGAAGGTTTACAATTATTTGCATCATTTGTTATGCTTTTAAATTTTCAAAGATTTGGAAGAATGAAAGGTATGTGTCAAATAGTTACTTGGTCAATTAGGGATGAAACTCATCATGTTGAAAGTATGATTAAATTATTTCATCAATTAATAAAAGAAAACCCAAGCGTATGGACTGATAAATTTAAAGCTGATTTATATCAACAATGCAGAGATATGGTAGAATTAGAAGATAAATTTATTGATTTAGCTTTTCAAATGGGTGGAATTCGTGGATTAACATCCGATGAAGTGAAAAAGTATATAAGATATATTGCAGATAGAAGATTATTGCAATTATCTTTAAAAACAAATTATAAAGTTAAAGACAATCCTTTAAGTTGGCTAGATTGGGTTCTAAATGGAGTTGAACACACAAATTTCTTTGAAAATAGAGCTACTGAATATAATAAAGGCTCTATGACTGGAAATTTATGGGGATAAAATGAAATTTATATTAACTATGTATATTTGTTCTGCAATTGCTCAACAATGCAGTCCAGGTATATTAAAACCAACAGAATATAAAGATTGGAATGATTGTTTACAAAATGGGTATTCAGAATCTCAAATGATATTTAATAATTATACAATTGAAGAAATAAATAAATATCAAATATTAACAAAATTTACATGTATTGAAAAACTTAGTAAAGGAGCTTAATTATGGCTGAATATAGGGGTCGAAAAGTAACTTTAAATAAACCAATGCGTGGTGATGTAAAAAAATTTAAAGTTTATGTGAGAAACCCAAAAGGTAATGTTGTAAAAGTTAATTTTGGTCATGGCGGAACATCAGCTAAAGCTTTAGGTCAGAAAACTATGAAAATAAGAAAAAATAATCCTAAAGCTAGAGCAAGTTTTAGAGCAAGACATAATTGTTCTAGTCCTGGGCCTAAAACAAAAGCAAGATATTGGTCTTGTAAAATGTGGTAAAGGAAATAAATATGTCTTATAAAATAAAAAGTGGTAAAAGTAAGAAAAAGGGATCTAACGGTTTAACAGCTAAACAAATGAAGCTTCCAAAAGCTTTAAGAGATAAAATTATTGCTGATAAAAAACGAGGTAAATAAAATGGCTTACAAAAAGAAAAAGGGGACAGCAGGAAAAGCATGTTGGAAAGGTTATCGAAGAGGTAAGGGTAATTCTTGTATTAAAATAAAAAAGAGGTAATACCATGAATAAACCAAGATGTTGTTGTCAAGTAAGGGCACAAAGAAAAAGAAAAATAACAATAAGAAGAAAAAGAAGATAATATGATAATACAAAATAAACAAGAAGAGAATAGAACAATAACTATTAATGATAAAAAATATTATGAAAAAGATTTAAACGAAAAAATAAGAAATAGTTTAATTTCTTTATCATCACAAAAAAATAATAAATTAAAATTAGAAATTGATATTAATAATTGTGAAATTTTAATAAATTATCATTCTAAAATAGTTGATGAAGAACTTGCTAAGATTAAATCTATTGATTAAATAAAGGTTATTAAATAATGAGTGTAAATGATGATATATTATCTAGAGAGCTGAAACACCGTGCTCTATTAAGTCTTTACGAAAAGAAACTAGATAATGATTTAACAAAAATCATGTCATCCCATAAAAAACGATTAGTATCTTCTACATTAAAAAACGGTAATAAAAATGTAAACGCTTTAAACCGTGCTTTAAGATTAGAAACTCGTAAAACATATCGTAAAATATACAAAGATGGGATTTCAGAACTTAAGGCTTTAGCTAATACTAGTTCTAAATTTCATAATAATACTTTAAAAGAAAGTTTAGGTAAAATTTACAGAAGTAAAGTATATTCTGGGTTGAAAGTTAATGATTTAATAATTAATTCAGCAGGAACTTACTCACAACAAATAGCGTCTATTAGTTTATCTCAACAAAGACGTATAAAAGATATTATAAAAAAGGGGATGATGGAAAACTTGGCTGTTAATCAAATAGCTAAAAATGTCGGTAATTCAATTGACTTACCATCAGCTCAATTAAAAACATTAACTAGAACTGCTATAACTGAAACATCAACTTCTATATCAAATGCAACATATAAGTTAAATGAAGATGTTATAGATGGTTATCAATATGTAGCAACCTTAGATGCTAGGACTTCATTAATTTGTGGAAGATTAGATGGCAAGGTTTTTAGATTAGATGATAAAAGAGGTATAAGACCACCGCAACATTTTAACTGTAGATCCACAACTGTTCCTATTGTTAAATCCTATGAAGATTTAAGAGATACAAAAAGCTCTAGGATTAGTAAAAGAAGATTGAGCAGGGTATCTAAAAGTAAAAGGGCATCTTTAAACGGTCAAGTACCTTCTGAAACTAATTTTGCTAAATTTTTATCAGAACAAGATTATGATTTTAAATTAGCTGTATTAGGTGATAAACGTAGAGTTGAAATATTTAATACCGGTAAGTTAAAATTTAATCAATTTAGCACAAAAGACGGAAGATTAGTATCTATTAGTAAATTAGAAGAGTTATTAAATGGTGCTAAAACTAAACCACCTACAGTTACTACCGAGTTACCTAAGATAGTTGTTAAAAATAAATCTTCTAATATAGAGATTGGTTACTTATTAAACAGAGGTTCTGCTAAATTAAGAAAAAGTTATGATGATGATTTTAATTCACAACTTAATGATCAACAGAAGACTATTGTTAATAAATTAGATAAACCTAAAGACATTAGGAATAGTAAAAATGGTGTCTATTACGCTCAAAGCCAAAGGCTACAAGCCGAATTAAATGCTAGAGATGGTAGTAAATACTCTAAAAAATCTGTTAAAAGTTATGTGATAGCTCATGAATACGGTCATCATATTGATTATGTATCTAATAATAGTAGATTTATATCTTGGTCTGAAAGTAATCAAGCCTTTAAAGATGCTATTATAAAAGATAGAAAATTATTTTTCGGGAGTAGTAAGTTTGCTGCTTTTGATAAAATTTTAAAAAAACTTGCTAATAAAAAAACTGTAGAAATATATAGTAAATACGATAAGACAAGAGTTATTGCTAAAACACAAATAACAGATTTAAGAGGTAATGGTTTTGGCGAGGTGTCTGATATTGTAGATGCTTTAGCTAGAGGCTCTTTTAGAAGAGACTATAATATGTATGGTCATAGTATTAGTTATTGGAAAAGACCTGGTGCTATAGAGAAAGAAATATTTGCTAACTTATTTGCAACTAGGCATGATAAAAAAGCTTATGAATTAGTTAAGAGCATAATACCAAACACAGTTAAAGAGTTTGATAAAAGACTTTTGGAATTAGAGAAATTATAAGGTTAAGGAAATGATATTAACAAGAGAACAAAGATTAAAAAAATTATTAGACGTTAAATCTAATAAAGGTTTTTATGATTTGTATAAGGAAATATTCGATGAAGAAGTTCCTGAAACACAAACTAGAAACCCAAACGAAGAAATAGAGAATATCTGTAACGCTATTTATAATAATGAAAAATTAATAGCTAAGCCTCTTGCAAAAGATGCCTGGATATAATCTATATAATAGAATTTATATTTTGTTTATAAGTATAAGTTCATTAAAATATAACAAGGGCCGTGTCCCAAGGAGAAAAAATGACTGAAGAAAAACAAGTTGAAAAAAAAGAAACTGAAATTGAAAATAAAACAGAACAAGCAGATATTAAATCTGTTGTAGATCAAGAAGTTTCTAAAGCAATTAAAAACATAAAAAATAATTTAGATTCTGCATACTCAGAAAGAGATGCTGCATTGGCTCAATTAGAACAAGCTAAAGCTGAAAAACAAAAAGCTGAAATTGAAGCCTTAGAAAAACAAGGTAAACATGCAGAGGTTATGCAAATGAAACTAAATGAAATGGCTTCTAAACTTGAATCTTATGAACAAAAGAACACAGAATTGAGTAGAGATAATGCCGTGCGTACTCAGCTTAATGCTTTAAACTTTAAATCTGAAAAAGCAGCTAATATGGCTTATTCAGATATTGTAAATAGTTTAAAGAAAGATGCTTCAGGGAATTGGGTGCATGATAGTGGTTTAAGTATAAGTGAGACAGTGTCTAACTATGCAAAAGACGAAAACAATGCGTTTTTATTTTCTGTTAAAGCAAATATGGGAACTGGAATAAATCCAGCTAAACCATCAACAGGTAATACTCCTGTTAAAAATATAAAAGACATGACAACCGATGAAATGCTTAATGCTGTTGCAAAAGGGCAAATCAAAGTTGATGGTGAATGGTCTGTATAAAAGGCCAATCTTTTATAATAATAACCGTAACAAATATGTTACATAAATAATAAAAGGAAAAAACAAAAATGGCAATACAAAGTAATCAGTTTAATAACATTGCTCAAGCGATTGCAGCTTATGCACAAGCTGAAAGAGCGGATGCTGCGTTATTAACTTCAACAGCTTTAGTTGGTTCAGATGCTAGAATTACAGATTCTGGTGAAAATTATACTGGTACGTTAAGATGGTTAGATTTTACTGATCCAACAACTTTTAATAAGCAAAATGAAAATGAGTTTGATAGAAACTTAAATACAATGGATGTAAACAACAAATCTGCTGTATATATCAAAAACATAGATCATATTGCTGCTCAAGAAATGTCTATTCAAAAATTAATTTCTAAAGTAGACGGATTATCTTATTTAGGTTCTCAATTTGCATCTGTAAGAGCAAGAAGAGAAGACTTACAATTAAGAAATATCATGAATGGTGTAGCAGCTAGTATTTGGGGTGGAACATTCGTTGGTGCTTCAGATCCTGCACAAGTTGTAAACAGCTTTGGTTATTATACTGGATCAGACGCTAGTTCTGTTGTTAATCCACTATTTGAACTAGACACAAGTGCTAATACAAGATCAAGTTTCTTTGATACTTTATTAGATGCTATTACTGCAGTTAAAGGTGAATTTGAAGAACCTTTCTACTACTTAGTGACAGATACAGCTACTTATAATTTAATGAGAAAACAAAATGTACTTGACACAGCTCCAGTTGTAGATGGTAATTTTAATTTCAATACAATTTTAGGTGGTAAAGTAAGATTAATTATTAACAACCAAGCTTTAGTTGCAAACATTAATACTCCTAAAGTATCTTATTTAGCAAAAGCTGGTGCTGTTCATTATAGTGAAATTGCACAAATGAACCCAACAGCAATTGATAGAGATGAATTAGCTGGGAACGGTGGCGGATTAGTAACTGTTATTTCTAGATGGGGTAACATTATGCATCCAAAAGGTTTAACTTGGCAAGGATCTGCAACTCAATATCCTACAAATTTTGATCTTTCAAACCAATTTAATTGGAATGTACATGCTACTAATGTTAACCAAATGGGTATGTTCCCTATATTCCACGGTTAATTGTTGTAAATATTAGATACGGAGAAATATAATGGCTTTACAAAAAGGAATTAATTCATTTGTTACAGTTCAAGAGGCTGATGACTATTTTAATGATAGATTATATTCAGAAACTTGGTTTAATTCTAGTGAGTTAGTTGAACAAGCTTTAGTAACAGCCACAGGAATTCTCGATAATTTAAATTGGGGCGGCACGGCAGAACCGACCGCCTCATATCCATTATCGTGGCCTAGAGATATAACTTATTATAATCCTAAAATAGGTGACTATGAAGGTTTAGATGACGATAGATCTGAATCAGATTATGGTACTATTCCTGAAGATATCAAAAAAGCAACTTATGAGTTAGCACTTCATTTAATATCTAACATGCAAACTGCTGTAACAAATGCATCAGGGGCTAATAAAGTAACCGATTTAACGGTTGGCTCTATTAGACTAGCATTTGATATAGCTTCTGGAATTGATAATTATAAAGAATTACCAGATTCCATACTAAATATTGTTAGTAAATATTTTGATGAACAATTTGTTTCAAATAGTCGAGGTGTTAAAGTAAGTGGGGGTGCTTAATGAGCTTTAAGACACTTATCAATGATAATATAGTTAATGCATTTTCTTTAATTGGGGATTTAGCAGAAGATATACAATTTACAAATGTTAATGTTACAGGATATGATTTTAACACACAAACTGTAAATTCTTCAAGTTCAAATCCTATTACAATTAAAGGTGTTGTTATTAAAAGTTATAAAACTAATGATGACAACCCAAGAATAAATGCAGAACTTATATTAAAATCTTCTGATATTGATTCAAAAATATTAGATAATTACGATAGCGTAATTTTAAATAATAAAACTTGGTCAATAAATAAATATGAAGACAATGGTTATGTTTTAAACGTTGAAATAGGAAGGGAGGTTTAATATGGCAACAATTTCACAATTGTTAACTTCTGTAGAAAACCTTTTTACTACTTCAAATTGGACTTCTCATAACATAAAAGCATTTCCTGCTAACTATCAAGGAGATATAAATGCTGATGAATGGGTTAGGGTAAATGTTTTACCTTTTTCATCAGACCTTATTTTTGCAAAAGAAGTAAAAGCTAATGGTCAAATTGTGTGTCAAATTTTTGTACCTTCGGGTAAGGGAATGAAACGTGCATATGAAATAGCTGATATTTTAAAAGCATTATTAGATAGGAAAGAAATTTCAGGGTATCTGCAAACAACTAATAGCTTTATAACAAACGTTGGAATTGATGAAAAGGATTCAGGTTTATATAATGTGAATTACACCGTCAATTTCATTTCAATTTAACCAATAAATATATAAGGAAAAAAAAATGGCTCTAATAACAAATATAGGTGCTGGTATTTTCACTACACTTAAGTTCAAAGCTGATAGTAGCTACACTTTACCAACAGATGACACAACACACCAGGCGTTTATAACTCCTAGTACAGGTGATTTTGATGGTGCAACTGAAGTTACTAATATCAGGGAATTTCCATCATTTGGTAAACCTGCAAATATTGTAAACGTTCCAAACTATGGACAATCTGTAAGTTCTCAAATTCAAGGACAATCAGATGCTCCAACTATGGAATTTACAGTAAACTATGTTCCAGGTGATCATGGTGCTATTCAAGCATTAGTTCAAGACGGAAACACATATGTGTACCAAATTGATGTTAAAAATGCTGAAACAGGTGATAACGCTGCATTTTATGTAAAAGGACAATTTGCTTCATTTGAAGTCTCTCCTAATTTGACTGATTCTAATCAGGCAACTATTACGATGAGTACTCAAGGTGA